TTAGAGTAAAAGAGATCTTTTATTCTTATGCAGAAACTCCTGATTATAAGAAAGTATTTGAAAAGAACGACAGGTTTAATACATTCAGTGAAGAAGTAGAAAGAAATTTAAGTTATAATGATAATAGAAATTCTTATAGGCTAAGATACAGGTCAGTAGCTCCGACTCCTGCTGTTCAAGAGACAGCGAGACCAGCAGTATCTCCACGAAGAGAAGACCCAAGAAGAGCAGAACCTTTAGTAACTCCAGAGGAAGCTGCTAGACAAAGAGCAGTAATCGAACAAAGTCGAAGACAAGGTGCTCAATTACAAAACAGTATTAGGGATTCTAGCAATATGCAGAATCAAATTGGCCAAGAAACGTCAGATGCTGTTAACACTCAATACCGATAGAGAGTTTATATGAAGGCATTAATAGTTGAGCAAGCACTCAAAGCTTTGTCAGATAGTAGAGAGGTAACTCTTTACGATAGAAACAAAGCTATAAGCTCAGAGAAGATTTCAGGTGTACGCGTAAAGAAAGTAAACGCTAGGGCAATGCCTTATGCTGATAGACATAGAGGCAATTGGTTCAAACCTGAATACGATCTTACTGAAATTCAAATTGCTCAAGATACTGATGCTTTTCTATTTAAAGCTATTCAAAAGAAAGTTCAGCGCTTTGTTTTAGCTGGCTGGGAATTCGTAGGCAATGACAGGGAAACTGTTGACTATATTAAGCGTAGAATAAAAGAGATTGAGTTAGTATCAGGCCAGCCATTTGATTTATTAATGTCTGATCTTGCTCATGATCTTATTAGATATTCTAACTGTGCCTGGGTTAAGGTTCGTAGCAAAGATGCTTCTACGGGTAAGACAAGAGAATTAGATGGGCGTCCTCTTGATCCAGTAGCAGGTTATTACATACTTCCTTTTGAGAATCTTTGGTTTAAGATTAAAAGGAACGGAGAGATCAAGAAGGTAATGCAGGAGCAACCAAATACCGGGGAATGGAAAGAGTTTTCTCCTGAAGATATTATTCACTTCTATACTAATAGAAAGCCTGGGTTCACTATGGGGACCCCAGAGATACTTCCAGTATTAGAAGATCTTGCTTTGCTTAGAAGGATGGAAGAATCAATCGAGAATATGATTGATAGCAACTTGCATCCTTTATTCCATTACAAGGTAGGAAACGACAACATGCCAGAAAGGTATAGCCCTGATGGCATGAAAGAGTCTGATCTTGTTAAGCAAACTATTGAGTATATGCCTTCGGGTGGCATCTTTGTATCAGATCATAGACATAATATAGAAGTGGTAGGAGCCCAAGGTAAAGCATTGGATATCAGAGAGTATTTAGATTATTTCAAAAAGAGAGTTTATGCAGGGCTTGGTGTATCTCCTATAGACATGGGTGAAGGAGATATGGCTAATAGAAGCACAGCAAATACTCTATCTAAGATAGCCACTCAAGATGTTGAAGCATTACAAAAGAACGTAAAGACTTTCATTGAAACTTATGTAATTAATGAGCTGCTTCTCGAAGGTGGATACGACGATGTACTTACTAATTGCGAGAGGATGGTTTATGTACGTTTTGGAACAGTAGATAAAGAAGAGCGCGCTAAGGATGAAAACCAGACTATCCAGCTATGGCTTAACAATCTCATTGGAGAGAAAGAAGCACGCAAGCGTTTAGGAGAGCAACCAGTGGAAGAATCTGATAGAGACTTAACTTACTTCAGGCTCTATCAAGAACCTTTAGCGTTACTCAAAACTATGGGAGCCTTCACTGCTAGCTCTCAAGCTTTAGCTGAGTCTCCTACTTCTAGCATTACTAAGAAAGGCGTAGCTAAAGAAGAGAAGGCAGCATCTCAAGTATCTAGAGAAACTAGAGGAGCAAAACCAGGAGAACCTCAAGGAGCCAAGAATCTATCGAATAATAGATCTAGACCAGAGAATCAATCTGGGGTAAGAGGAGCTCCTAAGTATAATCAAGATATTGAAAGAATGTTTAAAGAAATTGAATCAGGAAAAAATATTCTTGATATTTTAAAGTATCTTGATTTAAATAAATAAATATTTTATTTTAAATATAAAAGGGGCTAATTCATGTCAAAGATCATTAAATATAATGATTATATTCAAATTAATCCAGACGAACGAATTCTAACTCTAGATAAGAGCGAGAAGATAATCCTTACAGACTCTCTATTAACGAGAGCCTATACTCAAGGAAAAGGCTTACTTGTTACTTATGACCTTTCTCATTCTGGGAAAAGGATCAATAATAGAGTTTATTCTACTCGTGGACAACAGAGAGGGATCGAATCTTTGACCTCTCCGTACCCAAAGCCAATCTTAAAAAATCATGATCAACATAGCGAGCCAGTAGGTCGTTTTGTATCTGGCGAATGGCAAGAAACTGTTGATGGTCTTGATAGCTTCTTCAGTAGTCAAGATTCTTATGCAGATTTTAGAAATGCTTTTATCGAAGATAACCCTAAGAGGATTTATCAATCATTAAAGAAGAATGATCTACTAAATAATAAAAAGTGGCCTGGTTTAGGTCGCATGAGAGTGCAAGCAAATATTACTGATGAAGACGCTATTAAAAAGTTTCTTGATGGCCGCTATCTTACTTTTAGTGCTGGTAGTACTACTAATCGTCACGTTTGCTCTATCTGCGAAAGCGACTGGGCTACAGACGGTATTTGTGAGCATAGACATGGCGAGCAATATGACGGGGAGACATGTGTATTTATCACAGGAGATTTCATTGTTCTTGAGGGTAGCATTGTCAATACACCTGCTGACGATCTCTCTAAAGTACTGGCAATGGAGATTACTGATTCTTTGGATGGATCTCAAAACTTTAAGCATGACAATTTACAAGAAATTATTTTAACCGATTCACTTTACAACTTAGGAGATGAAAATGGCTTACAAGCAAACCAAGAATGCACCGATGGTCCCACCCAAGAAAAAGAAAAAGGCGCCAAAAAAGAAGTAAAGAAGTATGACCATGATATGTCCCTCTCTTCTGAACAAATGATGGAGCTCCATGAAAGTGGAGAAACCTATGTTCTTCAGAGAGATGGCTCAGAGACAATGACCATAAAGGTAATGTTCCCTGACCATGAGTCTATGAAGCGTGGCAAAGAATCAGAAGAAGAAGATTCAATTACAGCTCTTGAAGAATTCTTTACTGATGAAAAGACTTTTAAGGTTCCTTCTGGAGCCAAGGGTAATGCTCAGAAAGTTCTTGATTGGAAAGAGAAGTATGGTTCAGATGTTAGAGGAATGACTCCTGTAGGCTGGGCAAGAGCAAGGCAGTTAGCTTCTAAGTCTGAGATTGGACTTTCTACTGTAAGAAGGATGGCTGCCTTCAATCGTCATAGAAGCAATGCTGCAGTGGCTCCCGAGTACAAGAGTGAGCCTTGGAAAGATCGCGGATATGTAGCTTGGCTTGGTTGGGGTGGTACTAGCGGTATTGATTGGGCTGTTAGAATTAGCGCTGCAAATAGAGACTCAGCTATTGGGGATTTTGATCTAGATGCAGAACGCTCTTCTCCTGCTGGTAAGGGAGCTAAAACTCCTGCTAAACCTTCAGAGAGAATCAAAGGTTCAAAGGTAAACGCGGAGGGTTCTGCTTCAAAGGCTTCTGGCAAGATTGAAGTTGGATCAGTTTTGAATTCACTAAAAGAAAAAGTTTCTTCTCATAATGAAAAATATGGTAAAGATAAAGGAAAGAGAGTAACTCTAGGTATGCTAAAGGCTGTATATCGTAGAGGCGCAGGAGCTTTCTCTGCTACTCATAGACCGGGTATGTCTAGATCTGGTTGGGGAGTTGCTAGAGTTAACGCTTTCCTAAAGCTTGTAAGAAGCGGCGCACCTTCTAATCCAAAGTACACTACTGACAATGATCTATTACCAGCTGGACACCCCAGAAAAAGCTCTACTAAAAAGGAAGCTCCAATGAAGAAAGATAACGAGAATTTAGAAGAGGAGATCATTACTAGTGATGATAATGATCTTCTAGAAGCTACTGAAGAGATTAGCGAAGACGAGCAAACTAAGTTTGAAAACGAATTTGCTGATGAAAGCGACATCGTGGATGATGAAGATGTTGATTGGGAAATTCTTGATTTAGCTTTACAAGCTGCTGCAATTCAGCTAGATGCTGAGCTATCTACCGAAAAGAGAAACTCATTACCTGAGTCTTCTTTCTGCGGACCTGATAGATCTTTCCCAATCCCTGACTGTGCACACGTAACTGCTGCTAAGCGTTTAATTGGTAGATCTAAGTACTCAGAGTCTACTAAGTCTAAGATTATGGCTTGTGTTAATAAGAAGGCAACTCGCATGAGTTGCGAATCTTCTGATGAAGTTGAAGCTAGTATTGAAACTCGTTTTAATGAGCTACAAGCTAAATATGATAGCCTTGCTGATCAGTTTAAAGAATTACTATCAAAGTTTATTGAAAATAATAATGTATATCCAAAAGTTGAAAATAGTAATAAATATTTAAAAACAGTTGATATTAGTGATAAAGCTATTGTAAATCATATTGAAATAACAAAAGAAAAAGTATTCAATAATATTATTGACAAAAAGGTATCAAATCCTTCTAATCATGCAGAAGAAGAAAAGGTAGTCTCTGAAGATACAAATGTAATTGTAATGAAGCCTCTTGATGATAAACTTGGGGCTTATGAGAGAAAAGTAATCGAATCTTATAGAAGCATCTCAATTAAAGATGGTGAAGATGTAGCTGACTCATGGTTTGCTACTCAAGCCAAATACCTACCACGCGGATTCAATCCTAAGAATTTTTAATAAAAAAGATTTAATCTTTTAGGAGAATAAATATGGCTATTAGTCGTTTCCAGAGTCGTTTCAAGACCCGCACTGATCTAATGGATCACTTAACACCTAACAACGTCGTCCAGATGAACGCTTCTGTTCCTCATGGCGAATGGAAGCCTGCCGCTTGGCTTCCCGTTGTATGGCAGAACGAGCGTAGCAAGGACTACTTCGTTATGTCCGCTGGTAAGGTTGTAAGCCTTGACGGCGCTGGTAGAGTTGTTCCTTCAGGTCTACTCCGTCGCGCTCTTAATGCAAATCTTCTTACTGATACAATTCTTGAGTATACTGCAAATGACGTTGCTGCCCGCGTAATCGATATTCGCACTGGCGCTTTCGTAACTGATGCAGATGCAGTAACTCTTCAAGAATTTGCTACTGCTATTGTTGCTTCAGGCTGGGCTCCTTCGGCTGCAGCGCCTGCTAATGCAGATCAGGCCAAGGACATTGTAAAGGCCTTTATCTCTGCTCCTGTTGGTATCCTTGCTTATGACGTTTACGTCTGGGCTGGTGACGATCCTGCAAATCTTCACTTCACCAACTATCAGAAGCAGCATCTAATTCAGTTCTTTACTGATATTCAGATGAAGGCTGCTCACGTTTGCAAGTCTCAGGTAACTACAAAGGCGGTTGGAGACCTAACTTTACTAAAGGCTTCTGATCTTGCACTCATGCCTCGTTATGCTGGGCTGATTACTGCTAGCAGTAATGTCGTTGGCTATAATCTTGGTCTCGGCAAGGTTGCCTCGCACACTAGCCGCACTCCAGTTGCTGCAACTAATCTTGTTGGTGCTCGTTATCGTAGCGACGTAAGCCTACTTGGCAAGGCTGGTGATTTTACTCTTGATGCTGACGCTGGTATTGTTCTGCTCTTTGAAGCAGGTGGTGATAATGCCCCTGCTGGCCTTACTGAGTTCTCAGTTCATGATTACACTGGCGGAGCTTCTTCACAGGAGCGTATGGTTATGTTCGTTGGCGATGGCCGCCCTGGCGATTTCGTGAGCTTTGATGAGATGAGCAACTTTGTTGTTGCCATCCCTAGTGATCATACCGCTCACCTGGTAGTTGGTCGTCTGCTCTCGATGTTCAAGGAGCCTCGTGGCCAGCTTGAGCGCGTTCGCACCGGTTGGGATGGAGAAGAGTTTGATGCCACCAGCAAGATGCCTGGTAGCGCAACTGGCGGCTTCTCTGATCTCATCACCTTCCCCAGCAGCTTTGGCGAGACCGTTGCTGACGAGATCGCTGTCATCAACGTTAAGCTCCAATAATTATTAAATTAAAAATATAAGACAAGGATTAATATAATATGGCTACACTCAAGCTAAATGACGGCATGGAGCTCCAGCTTCCTAGTTCACGCAAGGCTGCTGCTCGATATCTTGCTGATATGATTCGTAATCGTGGTGAGCTTCCCGACTCTGAGGAGAAGGTAAGCTGGGAGGCTTTTGCCAATACAATCTCCCCAAAGAACCGCGACGCAATCTCTTCTTCGGAGATTACACCTTTCCTTCAGGAGTCTATGGAGATTCTCATTCGTGAGCCCGTAGAACCCCTCATGACCATTACCCCTCTCTTTACCCGCGTAGCTGCTAAGGGTCTAA